ACAAAAGCGTTTGGGCGGTGATTACATGGAACTGTTAGAGATTAACGTAACAGATGAAATTGCGCCGCTGTTGGAACGTATGGCGGCACACAATAAAGGCTTTTTGAAAAGTGCCGCAAAATCTCTTGGCTACTTTGTACAAAAAGAAATCAAACAAGAGGTAAGAACTGGTGCGCCAGGTGGTGCGAATTTTGCGGAACGCAGACCACATAAATTCCGTGCTGCTTTACAAGGCGGCTCTGCTGCAAGGCAGTGGTACGGAAAAATGCTTCGTGCGATTGGTTATCAATATGCAGACGGAGTGGTACGCATTGGCTGGACAAGCAGGACATCTGCAATGTATGGACGCAAGCAGGAAGAGGGGTATGAAACTCCTGTGACTTCTGCTGTGCGTGAACGTTATCGTAAAGCAGGATTTAAAATTGGAAACAATACTAAATATTTAGTTACTCCTGCACGTCCTGTTTTCGAACCAATGGCAGGAGTGTTAGAACCGCAAATTGCACCATATATACAGCAGAAGTTATATGACTATGCGGTAGAAAACGTAGAGTATTCTAAAAAGGCGAGAAGAAAGTATAAGGTGTATGGATAATGGCATTACAGAATTTGGATATTTCTGATACGCTGCTTTCGATTGGCAATTTTGTTAAAAACGATGCAGCGGTGCAGGAATTTTGCGATAGCCACTTTGATAATGAATTAAAAGTTTTCGTGGGTGACTTTGCAAGAAAAAACATTCCTATTGCTGCCGACTGTCCGTATATCGTTTTTACAGACTTCCGTAAAAAAGAGGGGCAGAACATTGAGTTCTGTGACTACTACGCTACGGCTTTCATTGGCGTATCGGCTGATGACACTTCTTATGTTGACGTAGACGGAGTGCTGATGCCTGATATTTTTGACGTTGGCGCAAAGTTTATGTCACTGATTGAAACAATTTTTAACGATAAAACAAAACGGAACCGTCCATTGTCGAAATGTGAAACGTCCGGCCCATATCCGCTTGATGTAAGGCACTGGGTTGGAGAAATGCGGCTGACGTGGCGTATTTATCAGACACTTGGAACAACGTATCAGGAAGAACTCTAACAGGGTTCTTCCTTAATTTTTTATGGAGGTGATTTATATGCCTAAACAGGCAATGGGCGTGTATTCTGGCATACGCCTTATTCCAGAAGCAGAATTAGGCGTAACTCCTACTACTGGTACTGTGCGGAGTATTCCGTTTAACTCCTGTACAGTATCGGCAGAGCAGAATCGTACTGCGCCCGGAACGATGACAGGTAGACGCGATCCTGTTGAGCCTATCATGGGTAACATCAATGTAGGCGGCGACATTACTGTTCCGCTTGACACTAATGTGTTTGGTTGGATTTTGGCATTAGCTTTTGGTAATCCTACTACCACGTCCTTAACTGGTGGAAAATATCAGCACGTCTTTAAACCGAGTACGGAACAGCCATCTTTCTCACTGGAACAGGCTTTTTCCAATGGTGACTATTTTGTTGACAAAGGTTGCAAAATTTCTTCCCTTGGATTTAGCTTTGGCGGTGATCGCGAATTGACTTGTGACGTAAAAGTGCTTGGCTGCAACGAAACTATTAGCGATAAGCCGATCAGCGACAGCGTAACCGAGTTGACACTTGACCGCTTAAATAATTTCCAGGCAGCATTAAAGGTTGACAATGCAGACGTAGCCGTTGCAACGGAATTTACGCTTGATGTTGGCTTTGGCTTGGATGAAGAGGGTTATGCCATCGGTGGTGGCGGTTTCCGCAGCCGTATTAACGAGGGGTTGTTAGAACTGTCAGGTAAAATGACTGCTTTCTATGATGATGATACCTATATTCAGAAAGCCATGACCAGCGCAATTACTGCGTTGCAAGTGAAGCTGACGAAACAGGGCAACTCTTTACAGATTGATTTGCCGGAAGTACAGTTCCCCAGACGTTCTCCAAACATTGAGGGTTCTTCCGGCATTATGCAGGAATTGGAATATGG